CATCAGAGTCAGTTAGGTAGTTGTTCACTCTATAACCTTGAGGAACCATACCCATTGATACGATTGCGTTGATATCATTGTCAGCTGTTCCAGTTCTGCCTTGAGATTTCATCAATCTCTCTGCTGTAAACTGAAGCTCAGAAGGAATAATCATTTTTACTCCTCTTGCTGCAACTCTAAGACCTCTCTCGTCAGTCATTTTAGCGATGTCAATCATTGACTGCTCTAATGACGTCTCGTTAAGATCCGCCTGAGTAGTTAAAGTGTTTTTGAAAACACCTGCTACTGTAGGGTGTTGAGTGTTAAACAAGCTAACGCCATCACCTGAATCAAAACCATCCGTTGAAGGAAGACCTTGAATTAGAGGTTCTACCGCTTTTACTTGTTTAGCATTACTCATAGATCTTGCTAAAGCTTTTGTGTATCTAGAAGCTAATCTATCGTAGAGGTTATCTTCGATAGCTTCTTCCGTGATAGCAAAGGCTAAAGCCACTGTCTCGTGAGTGTATCTAGCTGTGAAAGTTTCTTGTGCTTCGTCAAAAGACACTCCAGCACCTTCAGCTTTCACTTGCGCGTTTGCGAAACCAGATAACATTACTTCTTCTTCAAAAGCTCTGTCACTGTTTTCTGCAGTATAAATCTCAGCATGCTGATTTTCATACCTTTTATATTCCAGGCCGAACAGTGCGTTCAATCCTGGCTCTAGTTCTTTGACTAGTTGTGATCGTGATATTGCCATAATTTATTCTCCTGTTCTCCTATTATGATTGTAGTTCAATCAAGTTTGGAACAACCACTACCGATCTGAAAGCGGCGTTTTCGTCGTTTTCAGGATCTTCAGCAGATCTTAACAATCTGAATGAAGCGGCATCCGCACTTGTGTCTCCGATATCTAGTGTAGCAGAAGACTTCCCAGTAGTATCACTACCAGCAGAAGTGTTCATGTCATACGTTTCTAGGTATCCAGATTGAGCTACTGAGTCATCAGTAGCAACTACGTATTGTTGTTGTGGGTTATCGTATACAAAAGCGTCCACGTCTTCTGAGTTCGCTGGTGTTATCGGTTGCTTATAGAAATTCGCAAACGTTGGCTTCAAAGTTGTAGCCGCGTTGTAGAATATTCCATTAAGTACACCTAAGATAGGTGCATCAGTAGTTTGACCATCGATAATGTAACCAGCGTTAGAAGCAACGGCACCACCATTGTATATAGTTGTAGTATAACCCGCATCGATTTTGTACTTACCTAAACCGGCAGTCGCTGGAGTTGATCCAAGCGTACCAGCAGGTATAAGCCCAAAACCTTGTGTGTTTCTATTTGCCATAGTTGTTTCTCCTTGTGTCTGTATTGCTACAGACGGTTTATATATATTCGATGATAGGGATTAACCCGCGAAATAATCTTATTTCTTTGTACCACCGAAGGTTACACGAGATTGCCTCTCAACATTGATAGGCATTCTGCTATCTTGCTCCTTCATAAGATCGTTTGCTACTGCTTCGCTTCGGTCTTTATGACGTGATGTCATATAGTCCTGTCTCTGCTTCGCGATCTCGATCGGTACCTTCGCAAGTAGAAGGCCTCCAACCCCGATCACTCCCTTGTGTCTCCCGTCTTCGAGAACCGGATAATCGCTTGCGTTTTCAACTTCTTCGGCACGAACTAACTCATAACCTTCTCTTAATCGTCC